GGATGGTGTCGCGGGCCTGCTTGAGGATCGGGGCGCGGCCGGCTGTCTTGGGGAGGGGGGTTTGACCGAGTTGGCGAACGATCTCTTGGAGGCCGGGGATGTTGAAACCGCCGGCGCCTAGGCTGCCGCGTTCCGTTCGGGCGAGGAGGGTCTCGCGGAGCTGCTGGGATCGGGCGGCGCCCACGCGGCCGGCTCCACCGCCGCCGCGGAGGATGTCGGCAGCCTGACCGCTTAAGCCCCCCTTAAGGATTTGTTCGATAGCGTCGTCAACTATGCGGCCGGGATCGAACTTGCCACCGCCGCCGGTGCCCGCGCCGGATTGTATAAAGTTGAGGCGAATGTTATATGGGTTGGCGGTTATCTCCCGGAGTTTGGTGAGGGTGCTGTTGAGGCGTATGTTTGCAGCGTTGACTTGGCTATCGTTGACGTTAAATCGGTAGTTTTTGGCGAAGATATTGTTGAGGCTTGTGCCGACAGAATCGCCTACGCGCTGCAGGGCAATGAGCTGGGCCTCGGCGGCGTCCAGCTTCGTTTTGAAGTTGCCGGAGTTGACATCTAGCTGTAGTTCTGCTGCGCCTAGCTGCTCGGCCACGGGGGCGGGATGCGTTCCTATGTCCTAGTTTTCCGGCCGGGGTGGGAAACTAGGAGTACGACCCACGCAGAGGGTGCATGTCGGCGCTACTGGCTCTGGAGAATTCGACGTTGACCTTCGTGGTGCCGGCGGCGGGCACTACGGTGGACGCCGAGACTGGGAACGTGGTAGCCAACACCGCGACGATCGAGTGCTCGGCCTACCTGAAGGCGGAGAGCGTGGCGGAGGCCACGTATCCGGGGGTGAACGTGATCAGCACCTTGTACGAGGGCTACATCACCTCGGGGACGCTCGACCCACGTGTGGTGGTGGGGAGTAGCGGGGAGCTGGAGTTTGCAGGCGCGGATCCGGTGGAGTGTGAGGTGCTGGAGGCGCGGCTGCCTTACGGGACCACGGGGCTCTTGGGGGAGGTGCTGACCGGGGTGCTCGGTAGCAAGGTGAGACTCGTGAGTCGCACCCAGAGCTGATGGCACGGACACGGCTGGTGATCAAGGAGTGGAATGCGGAGCTGCTCGTGCAGCGATCCACCCGGATCCTTGAGGACTACGCGCCCATCATCGCGGAGGAGGCGCGGACACAGATCACGACGGTCAAGTGGATGTGGCCGAATGCAACACTGCGGTTTCAGAGTCTGTTTATGAGCGGTCAGACCGTGCAGACTTCCCGAGGGCCGCGGGTGCTGATCCTGAAGGGTGATCGGGACATCGTGGACACCGGCAGGCTGCTGGCGTCGCAGCAGGCTCCGCGAGTGGCAGACGGCCGCCTAACCATCGCGTGGACGGCGCCGTATGCGATGGATGTGCTGAAAGGGTCGTACCCGGATGCCTACTCGAACCCGCTGTCACGGAAGGGAACGCCTGCTTCCGACAAAAAACGGCCCCGGAACTGGATCGGGGCCGCGTTGGAGGCGCAACCACCGCTGCCATTTTTTGTGCAGCGGTGGCGGCAGTTGGCGGCGGAGCAGGCGCCTTAGGCGAGGGTGGCGATGGTGAAGACCGGGGCCACGTCGCCGGTGGTCCCACCCACGTCGCCGAGGGCGGCGGTGAGGGTGTCGCCTACCTTGAAGTTGCCGCCGCCGGAGACGACGGTGGGGGCTGCGGTGACCGTGCCACCCGCGGCAACGACGATGCTGGCGGTGAGGCCCTTGCCGGAGCCGACGCCAGGGGCGGGGCTGACCGGGATGAGGGCGACGTTGCTGTAGGTGGCTGGGGTAAGGCCGGAGCCGGCGCTGGTGACGGTGAGGGTGGCGGCGGGCTTGCCTTGGCTGTAGAAGTCGTACTTGCCGTAGCCGTTGAGGGTGAAGCTGACTTTGGCGATGTTGCCGGCGGTGATGTCCTCAGAGAAGTCGCTGACCTGAGCAAGGCCGGAGTGGACTTCGGGGTTGCTACCCGAGCCATCGGTGACGGGGGTTTCGCGATACCACTCCAGGAGGACGCCGCTGGCGGCTTGGAGGGAGGCGATCTTGAGGATCTCGTAACCAGCGTCACTGACATCGAGGTTCATCGAGCAGGGGATGCTGTAGCTCTGGCTCGTGATCAGGTTGTTCTGGAATCCGAACTCGGAGTCGTAGTCGAGGACGGAGGTGGATTCGGAGGTGCCCTGGATGCCGGTGTTGTCCAGTGACAGGATCCGGGTCATCGCGGTGGATGTGGTCGGGATCGTGCTGGCGCTGGTGCCGAGCTTCACGAAGGTCTTGTAGCCCAGGGCTGCGAAGAATCTGCCGGTGGCCATCGGTTCTGAGTCCTGAGACGCTATACGCCTAGTTTGCCCCTACCAGTTCTGGGGCCTCCTGTTCGCTGAGTTCGAGTACGTCCCACGGGGTGGGGCGGGGGCAGACGTGGTCCTGGAAGCCGCGGATGTCGTGGTCGAGCGACTGCACGGAGAAGATGGCGAGTTTGAGGGCCTCGGGGGTGGTGCCGAGTTCCTCGCACACGAAGTCGGGGGAGAGGCCGGAGCGGAGCATGTAGCGGGCGCGGAGGCCGAGCGACCTCACGGAGGCGGGGGCTTTGACGGACCAGTTTTGGTCGCGGATGAAGTGGCGGACTTCGCCGACGCTGAAGACCCCCAGAAGGGTGGAGAAGGTGCCCTTGTTGGGGTTCCACGCCCGGCAGGTCTTGATGAAGGCGATGTTGATGCAGCTATAGATGTCTTCGGCACGGACGCCCTTGTATTTGCGGCAAAGTTTGCGGCCCATGTGGTTCACGAGGCCGCCGTGCTCGCGGTAGAGGCGTGCCACCCGGCGGCTCTCCTCGCGGTCGAGAGGGGTGGCGAGGTAGCCGCGGGGCTGGGTCTTCTTGGTGCTCATGCGCTCAGCCTAACGACTGGGCGCAGTTTTCCATGTTTGGGGTGGTTAGCTGCGCACCCGGTTGATTATGCGGCCGGTACCGCCGGGGATGGTGCTGGTGGTTAGGCAGCCGAGGATGGTGGCGAGGTGCGGGAGGACGGTTAGGGGGTTGACGATGGCTTGGGCGCTGGCGGATAGGTCCGACCTGAAGGTGAGTTCGAGGACATCAGCCTTGAGTTTGGAGAGGGTGCGGTTGGGGATGCCGGGGATCAGGGAGGTGCTGCTTGTGGGCGGGGTGAGGAGGAGGTTGGGGGTGGTGAGGAGGGAGTTGGCGAGGTCGAAGGTGGCGTAAATGATGGGGGAGGGGATGGCGGTGGAGGCGTAGTCCGTACCATCGCAGGAGGCGTCGGTGCGGGGCCAGTCGAGGGCTTGGGTGGTGGTGGCTTTGGAGCCGATCCACCCGAGGGTGTCGAGGCCGCGGGTGGCGGTTATGAGGGCGCGGATTTTGGCGTCGGAGGTGGCGGTGGTCCACGCCAAGGTGCCGAGCATCGACTCGGTGAGGGTGTCGGCGGCGGCCACGGTGAGGTAGCTGTTGGCGTTGGCGCCGCCGGTAGTGGCGTCGATGGTGGCGGGCATCGGGTTAGACCACGGGGATGCAGTGCAAGAAGCCGTCAGCGGTGCTGCGAATCACCGTGAAGTGGGTGACGCCGCTGGGGACGCGCAGCGTGAATAGGGCGTCCGCGGGGAGTGGGAGGACGGTGGCGTCGGTTGCGGAGGAGGCGGCTACGTCGGAGGCGCCGAATCGGATGAAGCAGCGTGTCGAGGGGATTAGGAGGATCTCGCGGGAGGCCCCTAGGGTGCCGATGGCGACCGCAGCGGAGGAGGTGGTGGCTATCGCGGTGCGAGTGGCCGCCGCGAGGTTGTACTGCCGCGTTCCACTGCCGTAGGCGTCGGTCGGGCTGCTGGCGGTGTCACCGCCGCCCCCGCCGAGGAAGGTTGACGCCATGGCTCTGTAGGGGGTTGCGTAACCCTAGTTTTCCGCGAAGCTCGGCAGCAGGGTCTGGAACTCCGCCCACGGCACAACCAGCACCGTTGCCGCCAGCTCGGGCGGCAGGTAACTGAATACATGGCGCAGGATGCCGAAGGGCGGCAGCGCCTCGGTGAGCACATCAGCGCCGATGCCCCAATGAACCTCGCCCAGAATGCTCACTGGCTGTAAGCAATGCTGCCAGCCTTCCGGCTTGTTCGCGTCCTGGGCCGCCATCGCTACCTCGTAAGTTGCGTCCGGCACCAGCAAGGCGTGGGCTTTCGGGTTGAACTGCTCAGGGGGCGGCAGGGTGCCCTCGGGGGTCAGGATGTCGGCGAGGGTGGTCATGGGGCGATGGCGGCTTGGATGGCGTTGGCCAGGGCGGTGATCCTGGCGTCAAGGATCGCTAGGTCTAGGGCGGAGCCGATAGAGTAAAAGGCTAGTCGGTGGTTTCCAAGGGACACGGCAGAACCGTTATCGTTGCAGGCGAAAACAAAATAATCAAAGGCCGGAGGCGTTTCGCTTGGTTGAACTATTAAGGTATTTGTTCCATTGACCCTTCTTACGTATTCCGCAGAGCTAGACCTGCTAAGGCCTGTAAATGTATTTACGTTCGCGGTGCCGCCTGCTGTGGAAGCTGAGCTATTTCTTGAGCGTGTGGCGTTTTGTGCTACCGATGATCTGCCGGCTGCTACACCGGATGCCAGCGTAAAGCCAGTGCCTGACGCGGTAATATACGTAGACAAATGCTGGCTGTTTTGTAAATCTGCATTTCCCGCCCTGTTACTCCCTAAAAACTTCGTGCTCCCGTTACTCAGCGAGCCAGTCCGCCTGTTATAATCTCCTGCCACAAAGTTGAAGTTCGTCGGTTTTGGCATATCGTCCGCCAGCGGCACCAGGGAGCCGGGCAGCGTGCGGGCGCCTTGCATGAAGCAAGATGCTTTGACCAGGCTTGCGGCCTGGGCCAGCACGCCACCGCTGACTCCCAGGCTGGTGTCGCTCACCATGTTTTGCAGGCAGGTACTAAACGCATCGGTCACGCCCCGCTCCAGTCCCAAGGTGTTACCGGCCCCTACATCTGCAGCGGTCACACGATCCAAATAATCCTGAACATAGCCGGGATACAGTAATCTAGCCCCGCTTGCTTTGATCAACAAACTACGCCCTAACATCACGTTCTCCCCCGCATCGGTGCAACGTAAATCGTGGCTGTACTAAACGGCGTGCTTGCTATGGCCGGGGTGATACGAACGATCAGCGTTTCGATCTCACCGGCCGTTGGCGTCGCCGCAGTGTTGCCATCCCATGTAGTGGTAAAGCCAGCGGCTGAAATCGTGATAACACCGGATGTGTAGCGGAAGTCTACTTCGACTTCGACGTATTCCGCAAACGTGCTAGTGACAACAAGGTCTGCAACGTTAGAAAATGCGATCGTAGTATTCCCCGCGATGGCCGCTGCCAACATGAACCGATTGGCGGCGCGGATGTCGCATGTATAGGTGGAGCCGGCAACCGTTACAATCTGCGCCCGAGGGAGAACATTCGACCCCAGCACAGCCGCGTAGCCGGTGCGTGGTGCAACGCCACCGAGGCCGACGCTGGTGAACTGGCCAGTATCCGGCGTGGTGCCGCCGATCGCTCCGGGGGCGGCGGGGTTGAAAAGCGTTGGCAATCCCGACAAGCTGGAATACGGAATCTGCGCACCATCGCCGCCGTCGTGGTTGTGGCTGTTGCCATTGGTCACGCCTTGCGCTGCAGGGGCAGCCCCAACATCACCGGGTGTCAGCAGTAAATCACGCCATAGGCCGTCTGGCCCTCGCACCAACGCCGGCCGCGGGGCTTCAGCTGCAGGCGGTGCGCCGGTAATCAGAACATCGTGCAGCTCATCCAGCTCCTGCCCGTTGATGACGTTGACGTAGAGGATCCCAGCGGTGCCGGCAGCCTGCTTGACGCAGAAGCCGAAGAAGACGCCGTGCGCCGGCTGTGTCGGGCGGGTGCTGGTGAGCTGCCCCGTGGTCTCGGACAGCCAGATCGCAGCGCCCTCGGTGAGCGCCGATGTGTTGACGCCGGCCAGGATGCCATGGGTGCGGACCACGCAATCCGCGTTGTTGCCCACGGTGGCTATAACCAGGCCCAGGGAGCGGGCCGCAGTCACCTCGGCGGAGGCGTCCGCAAGGGCCACCGTGGGCTTCGTGCCGGAGCTGCTGACGATGTAGACCGGCGCCCCGGCGGTCAGGCCCACGCCGGAGTTGTTGCGGCACTCCACATCGGACGGGATCGCCTGGCCCGGCTGGAGGGAGGCGGCGATCCCGGCTTCGAGGACGTCGAGGTTACCGTCGTGCTCGGCCGCCGTCAATGGGCTGCCCTTGATGAGCCTGCGTATCAGTGCCAGCGCCATCCGACAGACTCTCCTTGTTCCTAGTTTTCCGCGGGGCCGCGGGCTCAGGGAAGTCGCACTGAGCCGCCGCCGCGGCATCGGCGGCTTCTTGGGCGCGGAGGCGGGTGAAGGTCATCATGCCCATGGGCGTTCCACGCGGAAGAAGAA